AAAATATTAATGGTATATGGACCACAATTTCAGGGTGACGATTATGCAGCATATTAAAAACTTCAGAAAAGTCGAACCTACGGTAAAACAGTTGAAGCTCTTTAAGTCTGACGACGGCAGTATTCCTGTTTTTTTAATGTCTGAAGACGGGCAAGACTGGTATGAATCACACAAACTATTTGCCGATGACACAATCAAAATCTTGTACGACACTGACGGTGTAATTCGCTCAGTGGTCGATGCTCCAGTCCCGGAGCGAGGGAATATTTACGCCGTATCAATGTTTTATCCATTAAATATGAGCGTGGCGGAAATTTCACAGGCAGATTATCCGAAAGAATGTTGCATTGATGGTTCGTGGAAATTTAATGGCGAGACAGTCTATCAGGACGTGGACATTGCCGACGCCGCCATTCTCAGCGCCATCACCATCATTGCGGCTATAAATGCCAGCGCCGCCATCGGAAATCCTCGAGATGGCGACGCGAACAACCTCACTCTTGCCCAGCAATATCTCGACACGCTTCGGGATGTTGATTTAACTGCTGAGTCGCCTGACTGGCCGCCTGTGAATTTCTCAATTATTTAACTCTGGAGTTTTTATGTTCAGACATAAACAACCACGCCTGAAGGGCTTCTCCCGTGACGCACTTCTGACTCGCATGAATGCGGTCTGGTTTGGCGGCAAAATGAATGAGACTCAGGCTGAATGCCTGATGGGCTTCACCACGGCATACCTCATTTATAACAACGTGCTGGGTCGCCGCGTGCCGGTGAGCTGGTTGGCTTACGTGCTTGCCACGACCTACCACGAAACGGCGGCAACAATGCAGCCGATTGAAGAGTATGGCAAAGGTGCTGGCCGTCCGTATGGCGAACCCGACCCGGAGACCGGTCAGGCTTACTACGGTCGCGGCTATGTCCAGCTCACTTGGAAAGACAATTACCAGAAAGCGCAGGGCGTGGTACTTGATTTACGCACAATGACGAACGATGTGCCGTTGTTGATGCAACCTGATGCAGCGATGACACCGTGGGTGGCGGCACAAATCGCCATCAACGGCATGTCACAGGGCTGGTTTACAGGTAAAGGGCTGGGCGATTACCTCACCGACACTTTTACCGATTACGTGAATGCCCGCCGCATCATCAACGGCACCGATAAAGCATCAACCATCGCGGCGTATGCAGAAGAAGCACAAGCCGCGATGGAGCTGGCCCACGGTCAAGGGATTGTGCGCAGCGCTGTCCGGGATGGCAGTCAGGGCGACGACGTGCGAGAGCTGCAATTGATGCTTGAGCTTTCTGCGGATGGTATTGCCGGTAACGATACAGTGAACGCCATCATGACCTTTCAGGCCAAAAACCTTCTGATGGTTGATGGCGTCTGCGGTCAGGACACATGGGCAGCACTCGACAGGGATGTTTACAAAGTATGAAAACAATTCTGATGGCAGCAGTAGCCGTGCTGTTAAGCGGCTGTTCGGCGACAGTAGTCAGCTACAGCAAAAACAATTCGGGGGCGGAATGCCCGCCGATTGTCAGTGTTAAAACGTTCGGCAGCAGCGTTGTTATTGCCGATGGTGCGGAATGTAAGAAGGAAATTGAACAGTGAAAAAAAAATATGCGTATTTCTGCGTGGCTGCACTATCTGCGTTAGTTTTGGCGGGTTGCTCCAATGTGCTGACGTACATTCGGCACGATGAATCAAACGGCAATACGCAATGTAGCGCTGACAAGGCACTTAAGCGCGACAGTACGTGCAATGTAACGAAGACGGTCGCAGGGGATTAACCTGACGTAGCAAAGCCCGCTTTACGCGGGCTTTTTGTTGTGTACTTCCCAAAGGCTAATTCCCGCATCAAAACAGAAGTCAGCCAGAAAACTCAAACCTGACCACTCTCTGATACCACCACGGGCTTTTTCGACATATATCGCGGCAATCCCATTACGGTGAAGCCCGAACAATCGCCAGACCTGCTGTGGCGTTCTGATAGCCACCACGCGGACAAATAGCCCGGACTCATACAGGGAAATAAAATCCCGCTTCGTTCTGGTCGTGACTTTCAGTCTTGGTTTTTGCTCTTCCATCATGACAAACCTTCGTTTTGTTGGTTACAAACCTCAGGTTTGTATTTTTCCATTTTCTCATTTTCGTTTTAAGAACTGGCGACACACCGCATCAGGCGATCATTTCAAGGCACATTTCGTGCAAATGCATCTGTGAGCCGTTCAGGGATTCGAAAGCGGCCTTGCCGCCACACGTCCCGTCAGCATGTACCGGGACCAGCCAGGGGAAAGCGGTGCGCATTGCTGGCGCTGCTGCGTGCTGGTGGTGGTAATCACACAGCGGCAAAACAAGTTCATGTGCGCCATTCACTGTGCGCCCGTTAATATGGTGGAGGCTGACGGTTTCGTTAACAACGCCATGCACATAACAGGCGATACAGGGCAGTGCGCCAATTTTATCCATCATTATCCGTTCCGCTGCGCGCGGCGTTCGACCCTTCAGCCCGCGACCTGTCGGCTTGCTCTTAGCCCGTTCTGAGCAACGTACCTGACGCACGCGTTGCTTTTCATACTGCTCACGCCGCCAGTCAGGGTCCGCTTGTTTGGCCCGCTGACGCTCGATGGCGCGCTGTTGATATTCACGCTGCTTATTTACGTGACACTGTAACTTTACTGCGATAGTTTTCATGTAAGTCACCCCAGCGCATCAGTAAGGAAGTTCTGATTCAGGGATGATTACAGCGGGGCCTTGCAGTGATTCAGGCAAAGGTCCGATAAACGCCGCAGGCTCAATTACTCCGCTTTTAGCCTGCGCGTAAATCGAATCAAGTTCAGCGTCAACGTCAGGGTCGCCACTGGTGTTGGGGATGGAGCCATCAAGCAATCCGGCCTTGAGGTCATCGCGCTTCTTCTGGATGCGCGCCAGTTCTTCAGGGGTAACGCTATCAGCGATAACGGCAGGGGCTTCATCGTTTTCACACAGCAGGCTAACAGGTGCACCGCTAAATTCCTGTGAAGCCTGAAGCCAGCAACGGTGATAACCACGACGAAGGTCTTCTTCATCCAGAATGAAGACTTCACGCGCTTCAATACGGGCAGCTAAAACCGCCTCATACTTCTGATAGATTGGCGTGATTTCACGGAAGTCACCCGCCAGACCATCACAGGCAGCATTGATAAAAGCGATTTCTTCAGCCGTGAGCTTTGAGAATTCGCGCTTCTGGTCTTTAGCTGCTTCAATCTGTTCAGGCGTGTACGGTGTCGCACCCATCGCAACAGCTTTGCGTTCAGCCTCTTCCCAGCCCGGCGCAGTGACGTCAGGCAACCACGTCATCACTTCATCATGCAGCACGTCAGGTTGCGCAGTGGCATTGCGGCCGCGACTGCCTTTCTTGCTCTTCCGGTCACGCTTTGCTTCAGCCTGGTCAGAATCGTCATCACCGTCAGTGATGTTTAGCGCCTGACGCAGACCATAACGGCGGAAATAGGTATAAGACGCGCCCACGCGCTGACAATCGTCAAGGCGCTTGTCTTCTTTGATGTAGGCGGGCAGGGCAAAAGATACTTCTGAACCGGTAGGGATATGGTGAAAGGTGGTGACCATGTCGAACGGCAAACCGTTATTACCAACCTTCAGTTCCTGATTCAGCATCAGGCCATGCTGATAAATTGGGTCCCGCAGCATGTCCAGCAATTGGGCCAGCGTGGCATAAGTGAAGTCAAGCGTATCGTTGTACGCATTACGGGAAGGGTTGTGCAGTTCGTGAACCATATGCGCCAGCGCTTCGCGGGCGTTGCCGTACTGAGCGCCGGGCGCAACGTACATTTCAGCGGCAGTGATTTCCGGTTTTGCGCCTTCATTTGAGGGGGTTTTGATGACCGGACGCGCAGAATTAACAGGGGGGACGGCTGCGAGAAGTGCGCCAATAGATGACATGAGGGTTGATAGTTCTTGAACATGGTTATGCATGTTGTTTGCTCCTGTGTATGAGTCTGAACCCCACTTTCTAGATGGGGTGGGCTGGAGTTAGAAACCGTACACAGTCGGCGGACGTATTACGCGCGTAAACGCACGCTATTAGTCGCACTCCAGCCCATAATTCAGCACTCATGCGGCGAAGCCGCAGAAGCATAAAATCTGGACGAAAAAAAATCACGCTGACGGGGTGAAGTCCGCTGTGTACTGTAAAGGTGTTTCTAGCACCTGCGCAAAATCTAACGCCTATCGCCCTTTTGGTCAATAACCAGAAGCTAAAAAGGGTAAGTATTTACCCGCGATAGATCAAAAGGTGATCATTTCAAGGGGTGATAAATGGCTGGTGATGTTAATAGGCAGAAAGTGCAACACTTCAAGGATAGCTACGGGAAGAAGTTAACCGGTGTGTCAGAAAAGGAAAGATTCGCAATAATGCAGGCCATAGGGTTTACCATTTTAGGCCTACCATCGCATAAGGAAGTAACAGAAAAAGCAGTTACGGCTGTTACTCAAAGCGGAGCAATGACATCAGAAGAAGTATATAAATTCATTGCTGAGGCGCTTTATGAGTGGGAGGCGAACTACTCAAAACATGACCGAATAAAGCCATAATCATGGTGAACACCGCTATCAACTGGAGGAAGGCAGATGACATATAAATGCGGACTAACTAAAAACCAATACGACGAACTGTTAAACAGCTTTGTGACTCAGTTTGTCGGACGCGTGATTGATGAAGACGAGTTGAACTACGCAGCCCGTGCGGAGTTGGCGCACCTACTGGCAGATGCTATTGACGCCGAAGACTACAGTGCGAAGGTCGCGGACTATTGCAGTAAATATGGAATCAACCACGACGTCGTTATTAATGTTCTGGAAACAGCGCGGGGAATCTGGCCTCATGAGCTGCTTGCAGAAACTGGTCAGTTACCCTGAAGAAAAGTAACACATAACCAGTTCACATTAAGGCCCGCGCAATGCGGGCTTTTTCATGGCTGCATCCCCACACGTCACACAATTCAATCACCTCAAACATTCTTGTAGTCTCCCTTTCATTGAGGGCGGCTATGACGACAACAACGAAACTGACAAAGCGTGATGACCGCTTTGCACGGCTGGTGGCTGAAGCTGCTGAAGCGCCTGGCTTCTGCTACGCGAAATCGCGGGACCGTGGATACAAGGGTTTTAATGATGACTTTCAGGCTGAGAAATTATTTAAGAACAACGACATAAGTCAGGCTGTCAGCACATACAAGAAGCACATCCTTTCGCGGGATGTGTTGTCACGTCAGGAAGCGCTTGTGGTGCTGACCCGGATTTTTCGCGCACCGTCAGCGGCGGACATATTCCGCGAATTCGAAAAGCTGGAGCGTATGACCAAAAAGCGCGTCGATAAGGAAATCATCCAGGCTGCATTCGATTCACTGAACATGGCGGGCGTGAAGAAGATAAAGCGCACGAAGAACGGCGTGGAAGTCGTGGGCTATGACCTTGACGTTCTGGCCGTTCGCATTATGCAGCTGGCAGGGGTCAACGTCAGCAAACCAATCACTGAAGACGGAATAAAACGGGCGCGTGAAGTGCTGCGGGGAGTTTATGGAGATTCAGACGAGTAAAACACGAGAAGAACAGATAACGAACTGGCGGCGCATCATGCATCGCCTTGTGTCTAAGCCGCATCGCGTTAAATGTCTGTACGGTGGGCGTGGGTCGGGGAAGTCTTGGATGATAGCGGAAGCACTTATTCAGTTTGCTGTTCGCCACGACCTTCGTTTTCTGTGCCTTCGCCGGGTTCAGAAGTCTATTGATGCGTCGGCCCATCAGTTGCTTTGCGACACGATACGCCGCCTTGGATATGAAGCTGAATTCACTATCACAAAAACGAGCATTGTGGCGGAGTCCGGCGCAGAGTTTAAATTCATTGGCCTTCAGTCGAACCTTGACAGCCTCAAATCTATTGAGGGCGTTGACGTTGCATGGGTGGAAGAGGCGCACGCTATTTCGCGTGAAGCGTGGGAGATTTTATTACCCACAATACGCCGCGACAGTTCTGAAATATGGGTCTCATTCAACCCTGATTTTGCATGGGATGACACCTATGTACGTTTTGTGCTTAACGCGAATGACAGTTGGTTTACAGAGCTGATTAACTGGAATGACAACCCGTACTTCACTAACGAACTGAATGAAGAGCGTCTTCAGTGCTTCCAGTATTACCCGGACCGATACGACAACATTTGGGAAGGCAAACCAATCAGCGAAGCGCCGGGGGCCGTGGTCAATCGTGCCAACCTTGAGCGCTTGTTTGTGGATCCAGATTCCGACCTTGCCAAAGCGTGCCGCACTGGCGTCAAGGTGGCTGTGCTGGATGTAGCGGACGATGGTGATGACGATTCGGTGTTAACCCTGTGGGACGGTCACTTCTGTTATCGCGTGAAACGATTACAGGCCCGCGACCCTGTGCAGCTTGCCGTTCAGGCGCTGGCAATCGCCAAAGAAGAAGGATGCAGCGTACTCATTTACGACTCTGTGGGTGTCGGTGCTGGCGTTAAGGGTGAGCTGAATAAGCACGACAACGAAGGGATTATTTTTAAAAAGTTTGTGGCGCAGGGCGAGATTCAGCGTAAGCGGGCCAGATATCGCGGCGGGCGTTTTAACGAAGAAGTATTTCTTAACCTGCGTGCGCAATCGTGGTGGGCGTACCGTGACCGCGTGAACGATACCTGCCGATGGCTTGATGGTGGCGTGAAGCCACTTGACGGCATGATTGCCTTCAGCAACCAGATTGAACGCCGCTACAGGGAGCGCATCCTTTCTGATTCCACGGGTGTGACGTGGGATACCAACAAAGAAGACAAAATTCAAATCGAAGCGAAAAAATCCATTAAGAAACGCCTGGGCGTTTCAACGGACTATGCGGACGCCGTTATTCCGCACGCACTGAAAATGAAATCGGGGCTGGATGCATATGAAGAGTAAGAGCTTACCCGCGAAAGTGGAAGATAAAAGCAATGTAGCCACATTGCCACAATTTGGCATCGTAACCGCCTCCGGGATTATTGAGGACATGAATAACGACGGCTATGTGTCGATGATGCAGAACGTCGCGGGCGTGGACATTGGCGGAAGTGGTGCAGGTGGTGCAGCTGGCATGTCTTCACCAACAGCGCGGCGCATGATGAGTCGCATCGCCGCCGGTATGATTCCGATGAACGCAATGCTGGCAAACGAGCAGTCTGGCATCGGGCATCGAATCTGCGCGGAGCCAGTCCGGGCGGCAATGCTGGCCGGGTATTCTATCGTCACCGACACGCCAGAACAGGAAAAGGCCGTTAAAGATCTGTTTGAAGACCTGAATGTGTGGCGCGTTGTGGGTGATGCGTGCGTGTGGCGGCGGGCTGCGGGGTGGTCAATCATCGTGAAGGGTGAAGACTTTATCAGGCCTCATCCGTCTTACCGCATCACGCCTTCAAATGACTGGTTTGACGATTACCGGTCACGCTTCTTCGGTTTACCGCTGGGCTGGAATATTGATTTGAAATCGCCAGTCGGCGGAAGTGTATACGTTAATCAGTGGGATTCGTGGCTTGTCGGCGATAAGGACCATGACCCGCTTTATAGAATTGCCGGTGCTGAGTTTGGAACGCCAGTATTAGGCCGCGTGTATGCCGCGCTTGAGCGCCTTGGTCTTACGCATGAATTAATAATTTCTGTTCTCTCCCTGTCGATACAAGACATTTATCAGCGTGAAGAATTAAACGAAGACCTTCGGACCCCAGCAGGGGAACGCAAAGCCGCCAAACGCATCGGCGGTATCGCTGCGACCCGCATGTTGAATGACATGGTGGCGATAGATAAAGAGGAACAAATTACCCGCCTACAGTCGAATATCAATAACCAGGCTGATTTGCTCGATATTGCTATCAGGGTTATTTCTGCTGAATCCGGCATTCCTGTCAGCGTGCTCGCTAACAATAAACCCGGACTAAGCAGCGGCGACAGCAGTGGGGATGACGTCTGGATGCGTCTGGTCGAGTCTGAGCAGGCGTTTTATATAATTCCGGCACTGAAGCACATTGCGTTTCACTTTTTGGGGATCCGCGCTGACTTCGTACCGAATAAGAGCCAGGGCGACATTAAGCGTGATGCGGACACCGATTATGTCCGGGCGCAGACGGTCAAAATGTATTACGACATGCGCGCCATCACATCAGAAGAAGCCCGTGAAACAGGTAAGGGCTATGCGAGCTTTACAGCACTGACAGAAAATCTGCCTTCAGACGGACTGAAGAAAGAGGACACAGGAAACAATAACAGCGGGTCGGACGATGAAGAAGACGACGACGAAGTATAACGGGGCATACCCGCTGGCCGCTGAACTTGTCGCAGCGGCAAAGATTGAGAGGCAGGCGCGCATTTTTACTGACGCTGTTCAGCGTGCTTGTCTGGCCTGTTACCGCACGATAGCGCGCAGCGGTGCCGTCACGAACCCGAACAACGACGCCAGTGACGGGAAAAACGTAGGTATTGACGTCGTTGCTGGTGCCACACTGTCGAAGGCAGACGTCAAAAGGGTCAGGAAATATCTGAAGCAGCGTTTCGGGGCGCGCTGGTCAAATCTGTCCCGTGAGCAGCAAACCACAACAATCAAAACAGTCATTAATCAGGCTGTCACTGTGTCGCCAGTTAGCGCGGGTATTAAAAGAACCGTAAAAAAACTGACGCAGCAATACGGGGAGTTTGGCGCGCTTCCGGCACATATCATCGCCGGGACTGAACAGGCCGTTGCGAGCAACCTCGCCAAAAGTATCGCCATGTCTCAGGGAAGCAGCGCCGCCGCACCGCTGGCGCAAATTGCGAAGAATGCCGCCACCATCAAAAGCCAGATTGAGGCGGATAACTTTGGGCTGACGCGTGAATACTGGCAGAGCCATTATCAGGAGTTCACAGTAAACAAAAAGCCACTGGTGGACCTTGTCACCGGTACGCCCGTCACCGCTGATGCTGCGGGTGCTGTCGCGCCTGACGTTATCAAACTGGCGCAGCCCGTCATTGAACTTTCTACCATCCCACACGCGCCGGTCATGGCATCACTGACCAAGGATGCCATGACCAATGCCCAACAAAATTTTCGTCTGATAGTCAAAGGCGGTTCAGGTAAGCGCCTGGCACCCGGCGTGACACTTGACGAAGACGAAATTGAAGACCTTTTGGGCGTAGATGCTTACGCCAATGATGCGCAGCTGGCCGCAGAAACAGACGCGTGGGCAGAACAATTTATTGGCCGCGTGCAGAACATGAGTGAAGACGCCCTGAAGCGCGGAATCAAGGTCACGCAGCAGGCTATCAGGGAGGGCCGAACGGATGACTGGCTGGCGGACCAACTTCAAAAGCAAATGGACATGTCCGCCGGTAAGGCGAAGACCATAGCCCGCACATCAACCGGAAACGCTGCATGGAATGCCGAATATTACGGCGCACGCTCCGCAGGTATGCGCCTTTATCGCTGGCGCGGAATGCTGGATGAACGAGAGCGCCACGAACACGTCAAGCGAGAGGGTGAAGCATTCGATCCCAAACACCCGCCTACAGATGGCAATCCGGGTCAACCATTTAACTGTCGGTGCACACCAGAATGGATTTTTGCACAGCAGGAAGAAGAGGAAGCAGAAAATGAAATCGCAGCAAGAAACGCCACTTAACACCGATGCCGTCAAGAGCTGGACGGTTACGCCTGAAGGCTGGCTTCAGATTGACATCCCTGTGCGCCGTGCTGGCGTGCTGGTGTATGACCAGACGGATGGCGACGCATTCACTGCAAAAGAGTTTGTGTCGCAAGAAGAGTTGTTTGCACCAGCGTCAATGAAGACACTTATCGGGAAGCCAGTGACCGTGTCATGTCACCCGGCGGGCGGGAAGGTTACTGCGCGAAATTATCGCACAGTCAATGCCGGAACAATTACTGATGCGTTCCGTGACGGTGATGACCTTATAGCCCGTGCTGTTGTTCAGGACGAGGCTGCGATTAGGCAGCTGAAGCAGGATAAACGGTTACGTGGCGCGTCCGCCGGGTATGCGTGCGGGAATAAACCCAGCATTACCGGGAATTATGACGGGCAGGAATACAACAAGGTGCAGAAAGACATTGCTTACAACCATTTAAGCATTGTCAGAAACCCCAGGAACAAGCACGCGACTTTTAATCTTGACGGGAAAGCCGATATGCCAACCATTGAAGAATTGCAGGAACAAGTTGACGAGTTAACAACGAACTGTGACGCGTTAACGACTGAGAAGGAAAAGCTGACTAAAAAAATTGGTCAGTTAAACGGCGACCTTGCGGACGCCCGCAAACAGGTCCTGAATCTGGATGCGAAAGGCAATGATGCTTATGAACGCGGCCTGAAGGATGGCGAACAGCGTCATGCCATCAGTGAGCACGCTAAAGCACTCGGGATTAACGTCGATAGTCTCGATCCGAAAATGCTGAAACTTGCCATTATCAAAAAAGCCAATGAAAAAATGAATTGCGACGGTCTGTCTGATGAACAGATTGATACCGCACTGGAAATGGCGATGGTCACCAAACCGGCAGCGACATTTAAGCAAACCCGCGTGCCGCCAGATAACAACGACAGCAAAGGGGGTGACGCGGATGACTTCAGCGATTACCAGTCCCGCATTTTCAATGCCGATAAGGGTAAAAAATAATGCAAACAGTCATCAAAAGTCAGTATGACGCAGGCGCACCGGGTGATCTTGTCGTTCTCCCTAGTTTTAACAGCGCTGCAAAGGTTGAATCATGCCGTGCAGGTGCAGCTATTTACCCAGGCGACGCGGTGAAGCTGGTGGACGGTGCGGATTCTTCGGTTGTACCGCTGGAGTCCACTGACGACGTCACTGTTGCTTACGGTGTGGCTATCAGCGCGCATTCCAACATGCCAGCCATGCCGACGTTCGGCAGCAATGACACCGCCTTTGGCGTCAGCGCAAATGTGCCGCAAGGCATTGTGACTAACGGCCCCGTGTGTGTGGCTGTTGCATCCGGCGAAACCCCGAAAAAAGGTCTTTTGGCTACACCAACGGGCCGCAATGATATTTCGGGCTTCATGGAGTGGGGCGTACTCGCAACCGGCCAGTCACTTTTTCGCTTTGATTCACCCGTGTTACAGGGTGGTGTAGCGCACATCATCGTCGTTGAAGGTGCTTTGCTGGGAAAGGCTGAAGCGCCAGTTATTAGCGTGACTGGCGCGGAAGTGACCCCGGAATCGGCGAGTATTGCGGAAGGGGGAACGCAGCAGCTAACGGCAACCGTCACGCCAGAGGACGCTACGGATAAAACAGGAGCATGGGAAAGCAGCGACGAAACGATCGCCACCGTTGATGAAGATGGACTGGTAACAGCCGTTAGCGGCGGGGATGCCACCATCACATTTACCACCACGGACGGCGGAAAAACTGCGACGAGTGACATTACGGTAACCGTTGATGTTGCGAGCGTCACAGTTGCGCCAGCAACCGCAAGCTTAGCGCCGGGAGCAACGCAGCAACTGACACCAACCGTTTCACCAGCGAATGCAACTGATAAGAAGGGTACATGGTCCAGCGATGATGAAACGATTGCAACGGTAAGTGCTACCGGATTAGTCACCGTTAAATCAACCGCCGCAGCGGCGTCAACAGCGTCAATTACATTCACCACTACGGACGGCGGGAAAACTGCCAGCTGCGCCGTAACAGTATCAGGAAGTTAAGTATGAATGAGGCAATTTTATCTCAGATGATGCAGGCTTACGCCGTTGATGCATTTCAGGGTCGTCAGATTAACACGGACGAGCAGGGTATTATTTTTGCCCGTGACCTGATTTCAATGTCGAAAGAAATCTACAAAGAAGAAATGCCCGCACCGGTGGCGCTGACCATGTTCGAAAAAGAGCCGGGTATTAGTGACGGTGCGAAGTGGGCAGGGTATCGCATGTACTCCGCACAGGGCATGGCGAAAATTATGGCGGCGTTCGGCACGGATATGCCGATGGTCAACGCGAAGGGCAAGGAATTCTTTGCGCTGATGTACCCGGTCGGATTGGGCTACGGCTACACGTATGACGACATGCTGGCCGCAGCAGAGTCCGGGACGAAGCTGGACGTCATGCAGGGGATTAACGCCCGCGAAATTCATGAGCGCACAATCTCAAATATCATCTGGTCCGGTGATAAGGAATACAACATCGTCGGGTTTATCGACCATCCGAACATTCCAGAAGTGGCCGTTGAAGGTGGCTGGGGTGTGGCTGATGTGTTGTCTATTCTGGCGGATGTTATTGCCATTATCTCAGCTGTTAACAGCTCAAAAATCTACAACACCAATAAATTCCAGTTCCCGTCTAACGCCTGGTCAATCGTGCAAGGCGCGCCAATGCCAAACACGGATAGCACGCTGTTAGGCTATCTGCGCAAAGCCTATCCAGAAATCACTTTCAGTAAAAACAGTGATTTGGACGATGAAGGGATTTGCATGGCGATGGACATGAACCGCCGCCATTTCGCGCAAGCCACACCGTTTATTTTCCGCCAGTTACCTGTTCAGCGTTCGGGTCTGGATGTATCCATTCCGTGCGTGTCCAAAACCGCTGGCGTGATTGTTCGCGCGCCGCTGGCCGCCGCTAAATCAACGAAGGTGCTGTAAATGACTGCCAAAAAAGAAAGCAATGGCGAAACTGTTTTTCTGTTCAATGACACCCAGCGCCCGATTCATATTGCCGGGAGCAAAAAGGAAAACAGTCGTCTTTCGACCAATATCGTCATTCCTCCATTAATGCCGGTTGAAATCCCTAAAGGCGCGCTGGGTATGGGTGGGGTCAAACAGTTGATGGACAAAAAAGCACTACGCCAGTTGAGCGCGGAAGAAGTGGAAAAGCTGACAAAAGAGCATAAAGGGGTGCTTACGAGTGACGACGATTAAAGACTGGCTTGCCATTCTTTTACCTGACTTCACTGTATCAGAGGGCGCTATTAGCGCCCTTTCTTCATTGTGCATCCGGGTCTATGACCTTCAAGCAGCAGTTGAAGACGGGTATGAAGAAACGTATTTACTGGCGCTGTATATCGCCGCTAATCAGGTCTACGCCATAGAGGGTGCCAGTGGAAGCATCAGGCCCGTCGCCAGCAAAAAAGAAGGGAAGGTGAGCGTGACCTACGGAACAGGCAAAAACGGAGTCACCGCGTCAGGCTGGCAGGGCACAAGTTACGGGCAGGAGTTTAACCAGATTATGCACACATCACGCGGCGGGACTGGTTTGGTAGGTCATGCATCATGAAAGGCGGCGCAACGTTCAACACGCACGGCTTAGACGCTGTTCTGTCGATGGGTAAGCGTCTGGAGAAGTTGCGCGGCATGACAGTAAAGACGGGGATCCAGAAAGGGTATGCCGACGACAAAGGCGGGTTGATTGCCACTTATGCAGCCCACAACAACTTCGGCACTAAAAACGCGATGGGCGGCGTTCTGATACCAGCCCGTCCGTTCATGGTGTATTCCGCGAAGGGGATCCAAAAGTGGCTAGAGGGGCCGGAGTTTGCTGAAGCGGTGTTCAGAATGAATGCGGGTCGCATGAGACCCGAACAGGTGGCGCGTCTTATCGGGAACAGGTCCGTAAAAATCACCAAAGAAAACATTCTGAAGTCTGACCAGTACGTTGAGAACAGCAAAGAAACACTGGCACGCAAGCGGGCCAAGAATCAAGGCGATAAGCCGCTTCAGGCTTCAATGAGCATGTATAAAGCGGTGCGTTACGTAATCGTGAAGGGGTAGTAATGCGCAGACAAGTCGAAGTTATTCAACCATCAACGGGCGAGAAGGTTGCAGGGATATGGCGTGAAACGCATCAGGAGCCTTTCAGGGCGATGTTATCCATGCAGCCTGCCAACGGCGGCGGAACGTTCAAAGAGTTTCTTACAGGCCGTAAGGTGACGGATTACATGGAAGCCATTGGTGAAGTCGATATGGCCGCGACGGAGGAAGGAAAGCAAAACGGGGCTTTTGTCCTGTGTGGCGGTAAGCGATATGAGGTGATAGCCCGTCAGGAGTGGTTAAACGGCGTCATTAATCACTATGAATATTTGCTCTTCAGCATCAATGAGAAGAAGGAGCGCATCACAGGATGAAGACCGTAAAAGTTAATCTTCTGACCGCTGAAGGGGTAATTGAGTACCCGTCATACCGGGAAGAGGTCGCGCAAATGGTCGATGGCCGAAACGAGGGGAATGTGCTTTTTGCCCCGTGTGACGCCGATGAACCCCGGCATGTTATCGCCATCACGTTCAGTGACGGAAGTTCGGACCCGGTCACGCTTCCTGTTGACGTCATGATGATGGTCGGTACGGTCATCAAATTCACGCCCGGCACACTGACCGACACGAACGCATCGCCACTGGTGCTTAACGGCGCACCGTATTACGCACAGGTGCGAGCGCGTCAGATGATTATTGACCTGATGGGGGTTGATGCGGATTACGCCCTTCAGGCCATGCCGGAAGCGGAAGATGAATACACAATCATTTACGTCACCGGACATGAAACAAGCGTCTGGCACGTTAACGAAGGGTGGGACTACTTTGGTCGTTATTACGACTTCAACGCATGGGCGAAGGTATCCATCATTCGCGGAAGCCCGTCGGCAATGGCTTTTCTGAACGATTTGCTGCAAATCCTCCAGACCAGGCGGGGCTATTACTGGCAATGCCAGCGACACTTTGACTTTGCTGTGTCGGAGGAAATTCAAAACACATCGCCGCTTATTGATAATCGCAGTTACCAGCAGCAGGCACAGGTCAGCATCAAGTTTTCATTTGTTCTGCGCCGCTACGAGAAAGAAGGCTGGATTGAACAGGCGAACGTCAGCGACAAAATCGCAGATAACGCACATGTAATCGTCACACCAGAAGGGGAATGAAATGGCTAATCTGAGCCGTTTATTTAACGTATCAATCACCCGTCAAACGCGCGTTTCCAGCTATGCCGTTTTTGGGGTAGGGATTGAGTTAACACCCGCGCCGGGGTTTTACGGCATAACAATGGACACGTTCGAGTCTCTCACCGCAGATGATGTGTCAAATATCACCCGAACATTCACCGAATATGATGACGCTGTTGAAGCTGGCGTGACGGGTGCAGCTCTTACCGCCGCGAATAAGTATTTTGACCAAAAGCCCACGCCGAATTCTCTGGTTATGGCGGATATTTCAGATGCGTTCGAATCCGTCGCTATTATCCTGAATGATGACGGGACAAGCGTAGACGGCGTTGACGCGGCTGTTGCTGTCGTCGTGACCATTAACAACGCGGATACTGTTGTAACCGCAACGTGGGACGGCACTGAATGGACCGGCACCGCAGCTGAATACATTACCGCCGACGGAAATGACGTCACGAAGTTTCAGGTGCAGGGGCGCATTGTGTTTGTCGAAGGCGCTGATGTGTCTGTGGGCTACTCCGTCGTGAAAACGAGCAGCTTTGCGGATGTTATCACCAAAATAAAAAGCCAGAACAATGACTGGTTCATGCAGTATTGCACCAGCCGCAACCCATCCCTGTTAACGCAAATTGCCGACTGGACTGAAGCGCAGAACGACAAAATGTCGGCGCTGGTGGATGACGGTGGTGCGGTGTACAGCACAGACCCGAAATGGCCGCTGGGCGGCATCATGCAATATCTGTCTGATATGGAATACGCCGGTAGCTTTGCGACCGTCACGCGTATTGATTCGAATTATGTGGACGCCGCACAGGCTGGTCGCTGCCTTACCATGACGCCGGGAAGCGAAACGTGGGCAATTAAGACCCTGACTGGCGTGCGCACCGATAACTTCACTGAAGACGAATATCAGACCATCGCGGCACTTAACGGCAACACGTATGAAGATTACGGGTCTGACGTGGCTGTGACGTACCCCGGCACGGTCGGAGACGGTGAAGACATTGGCAATGTCCGCTTCTGCTACTGGCAGCGCGACTACATGCAAAAGAACCTTGCAACGCTCTTCATGAACCAGAACAAAATCGGCTACAACCCGCCAGGCATCGAACAGATTTGCAAGAACATGGAAGGAAGCCTTCAAAAAGGCCAGTCGCAAGGCGGACTCATGCCAGACCAGTCCGACGGCACCACGTTCACGCCGGGCTTCAAGGTCACACGTCCGTCAATGGCTGACATTACCGCTGCGCAGGTGGCGAAGGGGAATATTTCCATTCCGTTCAGTTTCTATCTGAATAACGCAATTAAACACGTTGACGCTATCGGCGACGCGATGACTTGGGGCATGTGATATGAGCGGATTTACAGGAACGCTTAACCCGAAAGACTGGATCCTTACGGTTGCGACCGTAGGGGCCATTATCGGCTACTACAAAGACACGAATATTGAACTGGAAAAACGTGAAGACGCCGTTGACGCCAGTACAGGCACGCATGGTGATTGGGCATTCATCGAACAGAACGACGACTCAGTCACGCTGAAATTCACGCTCTATCGAAATAGCGTGTCAAACACCATGCTTCATGCGCTGCTTATGGCAAAGACCACGTTTGACTTTACCCTGGTCAATACGCGCAACGGCAGCGCACACACCGCGCCTTACGCGCGCGTCATGCGTCAGCCAAAAGACGGCGACGGCGAAAGCCTCGAATGGACCATTGTCGCCGGTGAAACTAAATCTGTGATTCTTGGAGGTGGCTTTTGACAGAATTAACCAAGACGTTCCCGGTAGGCGATAAGAAGTTTTCTATCATCAAGATGGACCCTTTCAGCGCTATCCACTTCCAGTTACGCATCATGGAGATACTCGCAAAGCACGAAGTGAATGTATCCGGGTCGTTGTTGGAAGCCGCTGGCCGACTCTTCACGGTGCTGAATCGGGAAGACCATGATGAAATCCTGTTTGAACTGCTGACGAAGTCCCGTGCGCAATGCATTGATAACGGGATGTTCATCAGCAGCTACGGTGAACTTAACGCGACATTCAGCGTGGACAACGTAGCAGACGTCTACATGGTCGCGCTGGAATGCGTCAAATTCAGCATTGCGCCGGTCGCAGAAG